CTGTTTTCTTCAGACATAAAGCCCATAGCCAAGTCAATATTGATCATCTTGCGATCAATAAACTGGTAATTTTCGACTGCCAAAGCATCTAAGAAACCTTGTGCCTCAGGCTCAATAGCATGGGCCAACTGCTGAATATTGTAGTCATCAGCATATTGAATCATGGTCTTCCAAATCAGATAAATCACATCCTTGAGGCCGATGGCACAGTTCTTTACCATCTCATCTTGAATTAACTGATTGGGACCCATAGCAGTCTGAAGTTTGAAACCAGAATTGCCGTCTTTCATCACCTCAGGATTAAGCGTGTCATTGGGAGATGTCATCCCAATCATTGCCATCTTCTCGCCCTCAAAACGGCTCATAGCGCTTTCAACGTATTGCAGGTTACCTTGGAGTGGGGCAAACTCAAAAACGTGCTTTAAAGGGTCAAACTTGCGGTCCAACACAAACATGGCTGATACACCACGTTGAATTTCTTCAGCATCGACAAAATCAGGGTTTACACCTATTCTTGGAGTAGAGGCTTGCATTGCAAATGACAACTCAGCCCTGCGGATACCAGTGGCGTATTCCTGCATGGGCACAAGTCGTTCAGCAAGAGAATAACCAAAGAAGTTACCCACGATAGGCTTGGGACACATGTTAGCCAAAGGAATAAAGTCAACTTCCTTGGCGTAAATAACATATGACCCTGAATAACAGACCTCAACGATTTCTTCGTTGCCGTCACCGTCTACATCTTTACGCACCCATGCGGTAGTCAACATCACAACTCTAGAGTATCGGTCAGCACCCTGAGAAGCGATCACACCTTGACCAGGAACTGGGGTAGAGTCACGAGCGTGTAGGGCAAGATCGTTTTCTAATGCACCTGCTTGGTAAGCGCCAGCAGGACCATAAGCAGCATGATCGGCAAATTGCTCAAGATCAATATAAGGATAAAGAACTTTGGCTTCATGGATGGTCATTGGCTCATAAAAGCCAATAAAGTCTTGGTCAGAAATACGGGGAATGGTGGGGTTGCAAACAAAGTAATGTTGAGCAACGTGGCGAACTCTGATGTTGGTTGAGTAGCCAGTGAGTTTGTACTTAGCCTTGTAAACCGTGTTGTTTTGATGGCTTCTGACAATTCTTCAGACTGGGATTCTTGCTCAGACTCAGCCTCATCTGGCTGCATCATTTCTTGTGCAATACCTTGCAGGTCAACGTCAATCTTACGCATGTTTTGACGCTTAGATTCCAAGCCTTTTTCTGCAGTCAGAATCTCAAAAGATCTTAGTTGGTCACGGGTTCCAGTAACCTCTTTGTACATTGTGATTGGCTCACGGATGGGCATAACCATCACAATACCGTTCTTATGGAGTAGCGCATCTTGCGCCCAATCTCTGATCACAGCATAAGGATCATTTTTGTCATTCAAAAAGTGCATGACCATTTCTTGGGCTTGCTCGGCTCCCATCTGGTCATTTTCGTCAAAACGCTCAAATTCAAAGTTAACCTTGCCGTCAGGCATTAGGCACTTGGTAATAACAGAAGTTGCGTAATCGATGCCAGGCGTGACAATGGGGGCGATGTAATCAATACCCCTTACTGGCTCGGTAGAGTTGGATACAGGAATCTGGAGGTAGTGGTAATCAGAGAATCGGTTGTAAGTGTTCTTGGACTGGGTTAAACGGAGGTAATCAACCATCTTGACGTAGACTTCGTGGGCCACTTTTTCGACCATACCACGATGGCCTGACTCACTGGCTAAGTTAATAACGACTACGTTTTTTTGGTCTAACATGTTATATCCTTTGGATCTTTCCCTCTACGGGAGTAAATCGTTTAGCCTCAAAAGTGTTAGCACGACTCACCGTTGCTTCCCCATGACCCTGAATCAATGCCAAAATGCCAATCCTTGCGGAGTCAATATGGTCATCAGGATCACTGAACCTACCTTGTGCGTCAATTGCGTAATTTCGGCATTCGTCTAAAAACTTCTTACAACTTTCGTGAATCATAAGCGTTTTTCGCTCAAATCCCATACGCATTATATTGATTCCGTAAGATTTATGGTTAGTTACTTTGCCTTGATCATTGGCTGGGTTAAGGATTGCACCTGGGATGCAATTAAGGCCATAGTTATCTTCAAATACTTCTCTAACGCTTTGTTCCGTAAGTGTGTATCGCCCTGCCGTTGCCGCATCATGGGGTAGCGCAATCGGAACACCTTTTGATTCTCTATCGAGCAAGTAATGAATGTATTCATCAGGCGTTTCCCCCGAGGGGACTTCAACTTGCCTGTGGAGGTATATAACCTCTTCGACAGGATCACGAAAAAAGAACGAGATAACGGTCGGGTCATTTTTAATCCCTAAATCTAAACTGATCAATCTTTCCAGTAACGGGTTATTGCGTAAATCATAGTCTTTAGAGGTATAAATAGGCCAATCAAGAATAGGAAATACAACCCCAATGCCCACCAAAGGAATACCGTTAATACGACATTCTCTTTCCCAAGGCATAAAGTCTCTAGAGAGCTGTTCTCGCTCATCCTTGCTGAAAAAAGGTTCTCCCCATTCATTCTCATAAGGTACATCATTCCAAGTCACCCTGACATGGCAATAACCCTCTACTTGGTCCCAAAACTTCCTAACCAATCCTGTGAGGCCCTTGAGAGGAGTGAATGAACAAATAACCTGTCCATTTCTGGAAGCTGTACGAACCACAAGTTCGGAGAAGGTGTCATCAGGAGGTTGCTCATCAAGCACAACAAGGTCCAACTCATATCCCTGAAGATGACGTACTTCTTGCGTATAGTTTGAAAAGTAGAGTTTAGATTTGCCACCAGATACATGCCACACCTCGATTGCCAATACGTTGGCTCCATCCGACCGAATAGACTTTACATCAATGGTTTCTTTAGGAATAGCCCCAGAACCCAACTTGTAAGACTGCTTAATATCGTCACAACCCAACAACTTAGACTGTAGCGTTTTTGCAACTTGCTCCCAAGATTCACCAGAACACATGGCAATAATGGGTTGATCCCAACGCTTGCCTTTCCAATCATTTGGGTATCTTCCAGTCAAATGATAGGCAGTCTCAAAAGTAGACGCAATGGTTTTACCAGAACGGTTGGCAGCAATCATTCCTCTACGGGTATGAGTTTTGCCAGTAGCAAAGAATCTTTTTTGGTATTCAAAAGGACGAAACCATTTGAGTTGATTAAACATCATCTCATAAGCGATTTTGTCCCTCGCAACTTTCATCGCAAGCTTTTGCTCATCATTCATCAGCTTAACGGCTTTCTTACCGCCAGCAATCTTGAGCAGATACTTTAGCGCCCTTTCTTTATAGATCGGGGCAACATAATTACTGGCTTCACTTTTTGCCATATTTCTCGCACAAATCCAATAGGATCTCAGCAGCCGATGCCAGGTGATAGATTTCCTCAGGAGTAAGGGACTGCTTGCCCCTTAAATCCTTTTCAAGAATCTCTAAACTCTTTCTGGCACACAGCTCTGTTTGATCATGTAGCTTATGACGAAAGACCGCTGAGTAGTCTTCCATTTACGCCCAAGGATCAGCAATATTTTTAGAGTTAACAGAAACCATGTCTCTGTCAATCAAAGGCCAAATTCCTGCGCCCTTTTCGCCAACGCAGTATGTGTGAAGCTTTCTACCTTGTTCGGTATAAGAACCATCAACACGCCTCATCAATCTTTCTTCAGTACGGGGGTCCAACCAAGTGATTTTCTCAGGTTGGGGTTGTCCATACTTATTGATCCTTGTTCCCACATTAATGGGTTCAATAGGGCCGACAATCTGATAGGTGATCACGCCACTATCGTATTTACGGAAAGTGATGTGGACCTTTTTATCAGACTGGGGATCCAAAGGATGAGGCATATTGGTAGCACCGAAATGGTGGACCATTGTGTCTTCGGGTGGAAGGTCTTCACTTCTGGGAGGCAATTTTCTTATGTCATCAACAGGAACCAATTCCTGCTTATTGACGTAAGGGTTTTCGTCACTCACAAAAGCTTCTGGAACCTTCTTTCCTTCCAAAGCATTCTTTGCAGCAAGGT